CCCCACCCATCCCCCATCCCCCCAAGTTTCGACCATGCCCCGCTCGGCACTAGATCATTGTTTCGCAGGCGCAAACCAAAAAATGTCAAAATTTTGTAAAAAAATCCAAGGGTCTATGTCAAATCTTAGACAAAAACATTATAAAAATTCTTAGCAAATTTCGGACAAGACCTCCCAGAAAAAACGCTGTAACCTTATGATTACAAAAAATAAAGCCGTGCAAACATATGACATGAGGTAAAAGTTATGTAAAAAGGATAAACCTACATAAGATTGTTATAAAAAAGTTTCCCAGTAGTGCCTATAGGTATCAAAACAACAAAACAATTCCAACCTATAGGTATAAAAAAGTTTCCCGAACGGGAAGAATTGATAAAAAAGTGTGCAAAAGTAAAAAAATATTCCCGAACGGGAAAGTTTGTAAGAAAAAGTAATGACTCATAAATGAGTCCATATAGGGGTTAAAGCTTTATTTATGAGTCAACCAAAGAGCGCATAAACTCAACGACGTATACAAAATGTCAACAAATCTGCGCATATCCCCCAAACATGTCTACAAAACTGCAATTACTATACATACCAAAAACTGTCTAGTAACAATGTTGCACTGCACCATAAAACAAATTAAAATGGACCCAAAGGCTCCATAAGGGAACCGCACTAACCTAAAGGAAATAAAATGAACGAACTATTCAAAGAGTGGGACAAAGCGTATCAACAAGTACAGAACGTACTAGAGGCGGTAAAGCAAGGGAATGAGTTTTGGTTAAACCACTACATCTCTTCTGTTAAAGAACTTTTCAAAACCAAATAAAAAAAAACCCCCGGGCGTTTTAAGTCCGGGGGCACAACTCACGTAACCGATGGCACAACGAAAGGAGAAGTAAAACCACCGGTAAGAAGAATTGTAAAGTTTTGGCTGCGGATTGTAAAGTTAAGCCCCGATAATTGTAAAAAAAGAAAATGTGTAATAAAATACACAAAATCGCGGATTCCCCCGCGCAACAGAAAGGGTTTTATTTGATCTTAGATCATTTAGTTTCAGCTGCAGCCGCTGACTTCGCTCCGGAAACACTACCGGACGGGGATTTGTTCGTCCCTGTAAAAGACCTATCTGTAAAAGAAACCATAGATGCGCAGGTAAACACTGCCGACTGGCTCAAATCTATTACCGAAGATGACGACGAGGTACTAGACCGCGCCCAAGAACAACGTGTAGGCGAAGCATTCGGTGCGCTAATCACGCAAAGCCCTGATACAAAAGAAAGATTCCTAGAGCTTGAGCTCCCAGAAGAAGTAAAGTCTGCCGTTTCCATGGTGACTGCCTATCAATGGAAGTTTGTAGAGCAAGCACAAGAGCTACGAAGCATGAGCGTAGCCAAGATTGTTAAAGAAACCGACCACCCAGATGCAAGAATACGCTTAAAGGCGTTGGAATTGTTGGGAAAAGTCACAGAAGTTGCCCTGTTTACGGACAGAGTTGAAGTTAAGAAGACTGAACTAAGTGATGAAGAGTTGGAAAAACAAATTAAAAAGAAACTTGAGAAGTACATGGGCGTGGTTGAGGTAACTGAGATTAAAGAAGAAGACATTGAGGACGTGGGAATAGTGAAAGTCATCAAAGCTGAGCCCCGCGACGAATGAAAACAGAAAGTCTAAGCCCAGAAGAAGCAATGGCTGCCAGAATGGCACTAAAAGATATGACGACTGTGGAAAAAGCGGCTTTCCTAGAAGAATTAAACGAAAAAGAACGCCGTGCCCAGCTAAAAAAAGCACAAGACGACCCAATTGAGTTTGCCAAGTACGTGTATCCGGGTTTCAAAGTGGGGCCCCACCACCGCAAGCTAGCTAAAATCTTCGAGGACGTCATTGCGGGGAAGAAAAAGCGCGTAATCATAAACATTGCACCACGTATGGGCAAATCAGAATTTTCGTCCTACCTCTTTCCGGCATACTTCCTAGGTAAATACCCTGACAAAAAGATTATTATGGCGACCCACACTGCTGGCTTGTCAGAAGACTTTGGTCGTAGGGTACGAAACCTAATTGATGGAGAAGATTACCATGAAGTATTTCCCGGAACCGTTGTTGCTGATGATCAAAAAGCCGCTGGTAAGTGGAGTACTGGTGCCGGCGGCCAGTATTATGCTGTGGGTGTCGGGGGTGCTCTTGCCGGACGAGGCGCTGACCTTTTTGTTATTGACGACCCTCACTCTGAGCAAGATATAAAAGCAAACAGCCGAGCCACGTTTGATAATGCGTGGTCTTGGTTTCAGACTGGCCCGTTGCAGCGTTTGATGCCGGGTGGTGCGATTATTGTCATTATGACAAGGTGGTCGCTTGTTGATTTGACTGGCCGGTTGGTGAACTTCACCATACAAAATCCCGAAGCAGAACCATGGGAGGTAGTAGAGCTGCCAGCCATCATGCCAAACGGGAAAAGTCTGTGGCCTGAGCAGTGGCCTCTAGAACAGTTAGAAGCTAAAAGACTTCAGATGGACCCACGGTACTGGAACGCCCAGTACATGCAGAACCCCACCGGGGATACAAGCGCCCTGATAAAACGAAGCGACTGGAAAATCTGGGAACACGAAGACCCACCGACAGTCGAGTACGTCATCCAGTCTTGGGATACGGCGTTTGAAACAAAAACCACATCTGACTATTCCGCATGCACAACATGGGGGGTTTGGTACAACGAAGAAGATAACAATTCACCCAATCTAATTTTGTTAGATGCGTTCAAAGACCGGATGGCGTTCCCAGAATTAAAGGCTGTTGCACTGAAGCATTATCAAGAATGGAAACCAGATGCGTGTATCATTGAGAAAAAAGCGTCGGGTGGCCCGTTAATACAAGAGCTGCGCAGAATGGGGATTCCGATTCAAGAGTTTACACCTAGCCGTGGCAACGATAAAATAGCTAGACTTAATGCGGTTTCTGACTTATTTGCGTCCGGCCGTGTTTGGATACCGGATAGGCGTTGGGCTAAAGACGTTGTGGAAGAAGTAGCAGCATTCCCTGTAGGCGAGCACGATGACTATGTGGATACGACAACGCAAGCATTACTGCGCTATAGACAGGGCGGATTTGTTAATTTAAATACGGACGAGCAAGACGACTTGACGTACAAGTATAGAAGAAGAGCAGCATACTACTAAGGAATAAAGATGGCAATTGATAAGGGTTTATACCAAGCACCAAAGGGTATTCAAGAACTGGCAGACAACATGGAGCCAGATATTACTGTTGAAGTTGAAGACCCAGAAGCCGTGCATATCAATGCCGATGGCTTTGAGTTAGATATTGAAAAGATGGACGAAGAAGATGGTTCGCCAGAATTTAACGCCAACTTAGCTGAAGACATGGATGAAGGGGAACTGACTTCCCTAGCAGCAGAATTAGCACACGATATTGATAACGATTTAAACTCCCGCAAAGATTGGGAGAAGATGTATAAAGACGGTATTACTCTGCTTGGCTTGAAGTTTGAAGAAAGAGTAGAACCATGGGACGGCGCTTGTGGCGTGTTCCATCCGATGATTACCGAAGCCGTGGTGCGTTTTCAAGCTGAAGCAATCATGGAGACTTTTCCTGCAGCTGGTCCAGTACGTACCCAGATTATCGGTAAAGAGACTCGTGACAAAGTAGAAGCAGCGCAACGTGTTGAGCAAGATATGAACTATCAGCTCACAGAAAAAATGCCTGAGTTCCGTAACGAGCATGAAAGAATGCTGTGGAATTTACCATCTGCCGGTTCCGCATTTAAGAAAGTCTACTACGATCCAAACTTAGGTCGTCAAGTTTCTATCTTTATTCCAGCAGAAGACATCATGCTCCCATACGGAGCTAGTGAAATTGCGTCATGCCATCGTGTAACACATCGCATGCGCAAGACAAAGAATGACCTGATTAAACTTCAGAACGCTGGGTTCTACCGTGACATTGAGTTAGGTGAGCCAGAAAAGTTTCAAACAGAAATTCAGGAGAAGAAAGACAAAGAGACCGGGTTTACGGCAACGTATGATGACCGCTTTGAGTTATATGAAGCGCACGTTGACCTTGATTTACCCGGATATGAAGACTTAGGGGATGACGGCGAACCAACAGGTATTGCGCTCCCGTACGTCGTAACGATGATTCGAGGTACCAATGAAATTCTTGCAATTCGTAGAAACTGGAAAGAGGAAGATCCGCTCTGCCTTAAACGCCAGCATTTTGTTCATTATCAATATATCCCCGGATATGGAGCTTATGGTTTTGGTCTTTTCCATCTTATTGGTGGTTTTGCTAAGTCCGCAACTTCTATCCTCAGACAGCTGGTTGATGCGGGTACTCTTTCCAATTTACCGGGTGGCTTAAAGTCACGTGGTCTTCGCATTAAAGGCGACGACACGCCAATCGCACCGGGTGAGTTTAGAGACGTTGATGTAGGCTCTGGCACCATTAGAGACAACATCCTCCCGTTGCCATACAAAGAACCATCAGCAGTTTTAGCTGGCTTGATGGATAAAATCATTGAAGAAGGTCGTCGTTTTGCGGCTACTTCCGATATGCAAATCTCTGATATGAGTGCTAACGCACCTGTTGGAACAACGCTTGCAATTCTGGAAAGAACCTTGAAGGTGATGTCTGCCGTTCAAGCTCGAGTACACTACGCCTTAAGACAAGAACTCAAGCTGCTTGCCGGTATTATTAGAGATTACACTGATGATGACTACAACTACCAGCCAGAAAGCGGCGACATCTACGTCAAAAAGTCCGACTACAGTCATGTGGACGTGTTACCTGTATCCGACCCTAATGCGGCCACCTTATCTCAGAGAGTGGTCCAGTACCAAGCTGTTATCCAGTTGGCGCAGAGTGCACCCCAGATTTATAACCTTCCCGAGTTGCACAGGCAGATGCTTGACGTTCTTGGAATTAAAAACGCCGACAAATTGGTGCCTTTGGAGGATGACCAAAAGCCAAAAGACCCAGTTACAGAAAATATGAACGTGCTAAAGGGCACTCCACTCAAGGCATTTATTTTCCAAGACCACGAAGCGCATATTGCTGTTCATCAATCTATGATGACAGACCCAATCGTTCAACAGCTTATCGGCCAAAACCCACAAGCAAACATGATTGTTCAAGCGCTTCAGTCTCACCTTGCTGAACACGTTGGCTTTGCATACCGTCAAAAAATCGAAGAGCGTTTGGGTATTGCCCTACCTTCTCCAGATGATGAGATGCCAGAAGCAATGGAAAAAGAAGTTAGCCGTCTCATGGCTCAAGCTGCTCCACAAGTATTGGCACAAAGCAAAGCGCTCATGGCTCAACAACAAGCTCAGCAAAACGCACAAGACCCTGTACTACAGATGCAAATGCAAGAACTCCAGCTCAAGAAGCAGGATGTCGACGCTAAAGCACAGAAAGTTCAGAGCGATGCACAAGCTAAAGCACAAGAGTTGCAGCTCAAACAAATGGAATACCAACTCAAGAAACTTGAAGTTGAAGCCAAGATTAAGCAAGATGGTATGAAAGCTGGCGCTGAAGTAGCGGTTAAGAAAGCTCAAATTACCGAAGGCTTGGCTCGCTCCAAGGAAGCAGGTATGCGTGTTAAACAAGACGGCTTAGCATTAGGTGCCGACATAGCAATGAAACGATTACAGTCCAAAAAACCTAAAGGAGAATAATCCAAGTGATTGACCTACTAACGGCTGATTTCATAGCCGCCATGCGTGACAAGTTGCGCACAGATATGAATAACTACACTGACGATTTGGCAAATGGTCAGTGCACAAGTTTTGAGCAGTACAAAGAGCTCTGCGGCGTGATTCGAGGCCTAGCGTTTGCAGAGCGCCACTTACTTGACCTCGCTGAGTATTTACAGAAAGAAGATGACGATGAGTGATACCATCGCTTTACCCTCACAGGAGTTAATCCTCCCACCGGGCGTAGTACCAACGAAAGCCAATGCACCGACTGAAGAAGAGTTGGAAAACATGGACGCTATCGAAAAAGCAACGCAAATGCCGCAGCCATCAGGACATAAGATTCTTTGTGCCTTGGTAGATGCAACCGATAAGTTCGACAGTGGGATTCTTAAAGCGGATGAAACAAAAATGGTTGAGGAATTAACTTCCCCAGTCTTGTTTGTTATTCGCCTAGGTGTCTCAGCGTATAAAGATAAAGATCGTTTTCCTGACGGGCCTTGGTGCCAAGAAGGTGATTTTATTTTGACCCGCCCGTATACCGGCACTCGAATCAAGATTCACGGCAAGGAATTTCGCATTATCAACGACGACCAAGTCGACGGTACTGTGATGGACCCCCGTGGCATTTCCCGCGTTTAATAAGGAGCTACCATGGCTGAACAATTTCAATTTCCAGATGAAGCAGGCACCGACGGTGCTGAGTTTAAGGAAGAGTTACACGTAACAACAGAAGGCGATGAGGCCGAAATTGTTATCGAAGACGATACTCCTGAACGTGACCGTAGAGCGCAACCACTAGATCGTGAAGTCCAAGACCCTTCAGACGAAGAGATTGAGGGCTACACTAAAGGTGTCCAATCAAGAATCAAAGAACTAACCCACGCACGTCACGATGAGCGTCGGGCTAAAGAAGCAGTGTTACGTGAGAAGCAAGAACTCGAGCGTTTAACAAAGCAGATTCTTGAAGAGAACCGCAGACTTAAAGAGCGTGTAAATACCGGCGAGTCTAATCATGCCGAAGTATTAAAAGCAAAAGCTGAAGCTGACATGGAGATGGCACGTCGCCGCTACAAAGAAGCTGAAGAATCCTATGATGCTGATGCAAAGTTGGAAGCCCAAGAAGCATTGACCGAAGCTAAGATGCGTTTAGAAGCGGTGAAAAATTTTAGGCCTACCCCTTTACAAACAACTGAAAAGGATGTAACAATACAACCAACAGCACAAGCTGTCCCAAAACCAGACGAAAGAACCCTGCGCTGGCAGGCAAAAAACCAGTGGTTTGGACAACCGGGATATGAAGAGTTGACAGCCTTCGCGCTTGGACTGCACCAAAAGCTTGTCTCTACGGGTATTGACCCGCGCAGTGATGATTACTTCGAGAGAATCGACTCTCGCTTAAAGACGGTATTCCCAGAAGTTTTTGAAGAAGCCGCTAGCCAAAAAACGGAACCTGCTAAAAAGCCTGCAACAGTTGTGGCTTCAGCTTCTCGTTCAACGGGAGCGAAGAAGTCCGTAACGCTCACAAAATCCCAAGCAGCTTTGGCTGACAAACTTGGAATCCCACGTGAATTGTATGCTAAGGAATTTTTAAAACAGGAGGCCCGCAATGGCTAATAGTCGTACACCCCGTGAAATTGACACACGTGAAAAAAGTCAAGCTCGTGCAGTTTATCAACCTGCAGCAACTTTACCTACCCCAGCTCCCCAAGACGGATATATGTTCCACTGGGTAGCTACCCATGTGAATGGTCAAGCCGTTCCAACAAACGTGTCACAAAAGTTCCGTGACGGTTACGAGCCTTGCAAGGCGGCGGACCACCCAGAACTGATGTTACCGGGGAATGCGGAAGGTAACATTGAAGTAGGCGGATTGATGCTCTGTAAGATTCTTGAAGAGCGTTACCATGCACGAAAAGAGTATTACGAGAAGCAAGCACAAGACCAAATGAATTCGGTGGATAACCATTTCATGCGGAATAACGATGCCCGTATGCCATTATTCTCAGAGCGTAAAAGCACTGTGAGCCGTGGTAGCGGGTTTGGAAACGGTTCAAAATAAATAGGAGCTTTTTATGAGCACAGTATCGGCCCCGTACGGGCTTAAACCGATTAGTTTGATCGGCGGTCAATCCTTTACTGGCGGAACAATCCGTGAGTATTTGTTGACTACAAACAATACAGCGCCAATCTACACCGGCGACTTAGTGCAGTTAGGTGCATCCGTAGCAGGACAACCTACTGTTGTTACAGCAACCCCAACTACTAGCACTGCTGGTATCGCTGGTGTTTGCGTTGGCGTTCGCTATCAGTTATCTGGTCAGCAACTTGGCTATCCTTTGTATGCAGAGTATTTACCTGCAAACGCTGTGACTGCTGGTTACACCAACATTTTCATCCGCGTAGTAGAAGACCCAGATCAGTTGTACCAAGTACAATCTTTGGGCTCTGTAGGTTACGGCTCTATCGGTAAGACAGTTGCTTTGGCAAACTTCACTGCTGGTACAGGCTCTACAACTGGTAACAGCACTTCTGGTAACTCAGTTGTTGCATTGTCAGCTACTATTGCTAACACAAACGCGCTTGCTGTTAAGATCGTTGACTTGGTTAACTCCAGCTCTACTTTCGGCGGCAACTTCCCATCTAACCCCGGTGATGCTTATACCGACTGTATCGTTAAATTGAACTTTGGCGTACATCAGTATTATCAATCTGCTGGTACAGCTAACTAATAAGGAGCTATAAATGGCTATTTCACGTTCACAACTCCTAAAAGAGTTACTCCCGGGTCTAAACGCTTTGTTTGGTTTAGAGTACAAGCGCTATGGCGAAGAGCATAAAGAGCTCTACGAAACAGAAACTTCTGAGCGTTCATTCGAAGAAGAAACAAAACTGTCTGGTTTCTCGGCTGCTCCAGTCAAGAACGAAGGCGGTGCAATTTCTTACGATAATGCACAAGAAGCTTTCACAGCTCGCTACTCACACGAAACCATCGCTTTAGGTTTCTCAATCACTGAAGAAGCGATTGAAGATAACTTGTATGACTCTTTGTCTGCTCGTTACACTAAAGCATTGGCTCGCGCTATGGCTTACACCAAGCAAGTTAAAGCAGCTTCTGTATTGAATAACGGTTTCTCTGGTAGCTACGTAGGTGGCGACGGTCAACCATTGTTCTCTGCTTCACACCCATTGGTTAACGGCGGTACAAACAGCAACGTTCCTCCTACATCAGTTGACTTGAATGAGACTTCTTTGGAAGCCGCTACAATTCAAATCGCTGCTTGGACAGACGAGCGTGGTCTCTTGATCGCTGCTAAACCACGCAAGTTGGTAATCCCACCAGCATTGATGTTCGTTGCAACTCGTTTGCTTGAGACTAACCTCCGTGTTGGTACCAACAACAACGATATCAACGCCATCAAAAACAATGGTACCGTTCCAGAAGGTTACACAGTTAACCACTTCTTGACCGACACAAACGCTTGGTTCTTGTTGACCGACGTTCCAAACGGCTTGAAGCACTTTGAGCGTACACCATTGCAAAACAGCATGGACGGCGACTTCGACACAGGTAACGTACGTTACAAGTCTCGTGAGCGTTACAGCTTCGGTTGGTCTGATCCACTCGGCGCTTGGGGCTCTGCAGGTTCATTCTAATCTGAATGTTCCTAATAAAAAACCCAGCTCACAAGGCTGGGTTTTTTTCATTGTAGTGGTGTATTCGGTGGCAGTTAGCGCATAGAACAATGCACTTTTTTATTTCTTCATAGGCTTTTTTAAACTGTCCATTACTAACTAAATTGCTTACTACGTTTTCTTTTTGGGTAGGGTCTTCGTGGTGAAAATCTAACGCCGCTGGGTGAGAAAAATCGCATTTTGCACATTTAAGTGTGCATTTAAATGTATCCCATTCTTTCTTTAATTCTTTCCTTCTAATGTTTATTTGCTCTCGACGTTCGGCATATTTGCCTAAATACTGCTTACGGCTGTACTCCGCATGTTTGGCTTTTTTTACGTTCGCGTCTTTGTACGGCATCTGGGTGGACCTTATATTTCCAATAGATTGCGTTGCGAAAGCCCCATGGTTGTCCGGGCTGATAAATTTTGAAACCCGCACTGATTAACGAGTTCGATGACGCAGGATTTTTTGTTGTATCGGTGATTAACCAATTCCATCCTAACTTCCTAGCTTGTTTGATTCTTGCAGATATTAATCTCTTTTGTAAGCCGTGTCCAGTAAAGCCATCCATTACACCTGCTCTACATAAGTAACCTGTATCTGTCCATTTGATCGAGCGGACCATACCCGCAAAAGCGACAGGCTTTCCATCCTCCGCATACGCAATCCACCAATGACCCCTGTCCGGTTGGTACGGCGTATCCGCCGGAAGTATTTTCTTTTGTAGAAAAAGTAGTGTGGTTTGAACTGACGGGACTCTGATGTCCACTTTTTTTATTGTAAATTTCATTACCCATAGTCCCCCAAAAAGTTACCTGTTTTCTCTCATTTTACTGAAAAATCCTTGCACAAAAATTAAAAAAGAGTAAACTAGCACTAACTGGGTGATTACCTGTACCGGACTGCCCCAGCAGACGATGCAACGATTGGTATGGGTGAACTTTTGCATAGGACAATTTATTATGGCACGCTCCACCTTTGAAGGCCCGATTCTATCTGGCAATAACCGTTTTGGCCCACTACGTAACGTAGGCTACGCTCGTCTCTCACAGAACGCTATCGTCGACTATTCCGTAGCTACAGGCAATGGTACTCAGTACTACCCCGGTGCAGCGCAGCAATTCGTTAACGGCAACATCCTTTCTGCTGATGCTAACGTAAACGCCCCTGTTTATAGCCCTTCAGCTACTACTTTCCCTCCTGTTTTGGCTTCTATTCCAGCTGATACAGCTACTGCTATTTATCGTGGCGCAGTATTTTATCTGCCAACTGGCGCACAAATTGAGTCTATTATTGTTGATTATTTGACAGCAATCACTGTAGCTAACAGCACTTTAAGCGCAGTTAACATCTACATTTCTAACGGTTTTGTTACTTCTGCCCCAACATATGCTACTGTAGCTTTGGGTACTACTACTGTCGGTACAGCTGGTCGTCAAACAACAACTTACACAGCCGCTAACTTGTCTAACATGGCTGCAACTACAGCAGACATCACCCAAGCACAACAGCCTGCAACTCTTTCACAAGTTGTTGCTACATTGGCTATTGTTGGTACAGGCCTTGGCGCTTTGACTGCTGGTAAGTTCAACATTGACATCAACTACGTACAGCCTGATGGTACATTGGGTACTGCAACTGTATATCCATACGGCAACGCTGACTAATTAATCCCGGGGGTCTTCGGACCCCTTTTTAAAATTTAGGAGATTAGTTATGACAATGCAATATGACGTCAAGTCGTCCCATAGTAGTGGGTCTGGTTACTTAGTAAAAGGCCGCACGCGCCTTAAAAACCTAGTGTATCTTGGTACAGGTACAGCTGGTGGTATTGATATTTTTGATGCCCCTTCTGCCCCTGTTTCAGCTACGTATGGTCGTTCTGGTACAACTGTTACTGTTACATTGACTGGACACGGTTTAAGCACAGGAAACTATGTAGGTATTTCTTATTCAGCTGTAGGCGGCGTTTCCCCTGTTGCTGGTAACTATCCAGTTACTGTTGTTGATGCAAACACATTTACTATTACTGACTTAAACTCTGGAACTATTGCTACTAGTACTGCTTGTATAGTTGCAATTACAGGCCGTTGGATGTGTGGGTACAACACAGGTACAGCGGTTCAACCATTCCAAGTTTTGTATGCTGGTGAAGGTATTTTGGCGTTAAATGGTATTTACGCTGCAGTTACTAATATTAGCTTTCAAACAATTTTGTATGGCTAAGAAAAAAGGCCCTTCTCTAGCTGTCGGTAGAGGTGAGAAGCTTCCGGTTTCTCAAGGGGCCGGTCTTACTGCAAAAGGCAGAGCTAAATATAATAAGGCTACTGGGTCTAATTTAAAAGCCCCACAACCTGAAGGTGGTCCTCGCAAAAAGTCATTCTGCGCAAGAATGTCTGGTATGCCGGGTCCGATGAAAGATGAAAAAGGCAGACCTACGCGTAAGGCAGCTAGTTTAAAACGTTGGAATTGTGGCTCAAAATGACAAACATGAACCCAATCGAAACAGCTAGAGAATTGGCTACCCACGCTAACGACATTGAACACTTGCAGGCTGATATGGACAAACTCGTTAAAGACATGGAAGAAGTTAAAAAGTCCTTGGCTGATATTCAACGTTTACTGTCAGAAGATGCTGCTAGTAAGAAAACAATGCACACTGTAGTTAATGTAGTAGCTGTTTTATTTGGTGGATTAATTGTCGCTCTTTTTGAGAAGTTTGTTAAATAATGCCAAGCACATCTAAAAAACAGCACAACTTAATGATGGCTGTAGCGCACTCTCCTGCGTTTGCTAAAAAAGTTGGTATTAAGCAATCAGTTGGGCAAGATTTTGCTGCTGCTGACAAAGGTAAAAAGTTTGGTACAGGTGGAGATGTTAAATACACTCAAGGTGGTAACAAACAAGTAAACAAACAGCAGACTCGAGAAGGGTCTGTTTTTGGATACAAAAAAGAAGTACCAAATGTTAATATTAATAAATACGCAGGATTAAAGGGAGGCGGTATGGTTGAAAAAGAATCCAAAGCCGAAGAACGTAAAGAGATGTCTGAAGATAAAAAGCAAGACGTAGCTTTAATTAAAAAGGCTTTTAAGCAGCACGACAAGCAAGAGCATAAAGGCAGCAAAGGCACTACGCTCAAGCTTAAAAAAGGTGGCTCTGTAAAGGGCTGTGGTATTGCATCTAAAGGTTTAACAAAAGGAAAAATGGTATGAAAATGGATCACGCACCCCTCGAAGCTGGCGTAGAAAAAATTAAACACGAGACTTTAGCTAAGTCATTAAAAATGCACGCATCTGGTCACAAGCCACATGCAGAAGTTTTTGGTGAGCACGCTGCAGGTCATATGATTCACGACGACCACGTAGAAAAAATGTGTGGCGGCGGCATGGCTAAGGCTAAGAAGTAATGAAAGCTTCCCGTGGAATGGGCGCAACTAACCCTGCAAAAATTCCTAAGAATGCAGGCTCTGCTGTCCTATTAAAAAAGGGTGGCAAAGTTGGGCTGTATGCAAACATTCACGCGAAGCAAGAACGTATTAAAGCTGGCTCTGGTGAAAAGATGCGTCCTGTTGTAGCTAAGGGCGCGCCTACTAAAGAGGCTTTTATTAAATCAGCTAAAACTGCAAAGAAGAAATAATGGCTACTAAGAACTGGATTCAAAAAGCAATTAAGAAACCCGGCGCATTAAAGGCTGAATTAGGCGTTGCTAAAGACAAAAAGATTCCGTCAAGCAAACTAGCCGCAGCTGCAAAGAAACCGGGCAAGATCGGTAAGCGGGCTAGGCTTGCGGAAACCTTAAAGGGCTTGAAGAAATGAGATTAATCGACTGGATTCTAGGTTTGTTTGGTAAGAAGGAAGAAGAAGTTACTTTCGAAAAAGTTGAACTAGCTGTTGAGGCTTGGCCTTTCCCTGTACCGGCAAAAAAGAAACGCCCACAGGTAAAGAAAGCCACTACCCGTAAGGTTAAANCAGCGGCAAAAAAACCGGCAGCTAAAAAACCTGCTGTTAAGAAAACAACTAAAAAGGCGAAGTAATGACTACTGCCGGCGCATCAGCGTTTAATTTAGATTTATCAGACATTGTCGAAGAAGCGTTTGAGCGCTGCGGCAAAGAGCTGAGGTCTGGTTACGACTTGCGTACGGCGCGTCGTTCTTTAAATCTGTTGACTATTGAGTGGGCTAATCGTGGCATTAATATGTGGACGATTGAGCAGGGACAGATTACTTTGACCCAAGGCGTTAATACATACGACCTACCAATCGACACTATCGACCTTTTAGAACACCAGATTCGTACCAACGCTGGCAATCAAGCAACACAGACTGACATAACAATTAGCCGCATCAGCGTTTCAACATACGCCACAATCCCAAATAAACTGAGTCAGGGTCGTCCTATTCAAGTTTGGATTCAACGCATGTCTGGAGCAAAATACCCACCTCCCGGACCTAACGGTACCGACCCGGTTACAGGCATTGATGCGCCTAAGATTACAGTTTGGCCTACACCAGATGGTTCACAACAATATACGTTTGTTTACTGGCGTTTACGCCGCATCCAAGATGCTGGCAATGGCGTTAATACACAAGATATTCCGTTCCGATTCTTAAATGCTATGGTCGCCGGTTTGGCTTACTACCTGTCTATTAAGTTAGATGGCGTAGACCCAAATCGTAGTGTGATGCTTAAGGCGGATTACGAACAGCAGTTCCAGCTTGCTGCTGATGAAGATAGAGAAAAAGCCCCGGTTAGATTTGTTCCTCGCAGGATGTTCCTTGGAGGTGGCTGATGCCTAATAAATTTGCCTCTGGTAAGTATGCGATTGCCCAGTGCGACCGCTGTGATTTTAGATATAAGTTAACTGAGTTGCGCACGGAGATTATTAAAACCAAGCCATATCAGTTAAAAGTTTGTAATACCTGTTGGGACCCAGACCAGCCTCAGTTACAATTAGGCATGTACCCAATTAACGACCCACAGGCCGTTAGGGAACCTAGAAGGGACAACAGTTATGTTGCATCAGGTTTAGACGCTAATGGGTATCCTAGTGGTGGTAGCCGTGATATTCAGTGGGGTTGGGCTCCTGTAGGAATGAAGTATGATTTTGGGGAGACGCCAAACTATTTGGTGGCTAATGGGCAAGTAGGAACAGTAACAATTAATTAGGAGTAGGATATGACATTCAAAAGCGCAGCCGATGGAATTACAAGCAAAGGCAAAACAAAAGGCAAGAATCTGGGTGACTCAGGTTCTAACGTAGGTATTGAAGTAGGTAAAAAAGCTAGCAAAGGCACAGCAGGCGGTATTGACCAGAATAAAATGGAAGCCGTTGGACGTGGTTTAGCTAAAGTTTCAGCGAACGGAAAATAATCATGGTTGCTCAAGTTAAACCCACAAGCAAAAATAGCCCAGCTATTAAAGTCGGAAATAACAAAAACATTCTGCCTGCTGAAAAGTACGCTACTCCACATGATATGAGCGGAAACCCAGTTAAGGGTGGTTTGCCTACTGTGTCTGATCAAGACGGTACAAGCTGGTCTAATGAAATGAAAATTTCTGTAGGCAACGTTACCAAAGGTCCAGACCCTAAGACTAAAACTACCGGTATTGAGACTCGCGGTAATGGCGCTGCTACTAAAGGTCGCACTGCACGTGGCCCAATGGCCTAATAGGGAAAACCCTAATGAATTACACCCAACTGTACCAAGCAATAATTGACTACAGCGAGAACAGTGAACCGCTGTTTATAAACAATATCCCACGCTTTGTAATGGAAGCAGAAGATAGGGTTTATAACAGCGTTCAAATTCCTTCGCTTCGTAAAAACGTAATTGGTACTTTAACGGGTAGTAATAAGTATTTATCTTGCCCTAATGACTATTTGTCGACTTACTCTTTGGCTGTAATTGGTGCTGATGGCACATATACATACCTTTTAAACAAAGATGTTAACTTCATCCGTGAAGCATACCCAGACCAAACAGCTACTGGCTTGCCAAGATACTATGCTTTATTTGGTTCGCAGTACACCAATCCTAATGAACTAACTTTCATTCTCGGACCAACACCTGATATTAACTATCAGGCGGAACTGCACTATTTCTACTACCCTGTATCCATTGTTCAGGGCGCTATTTCGACTTTTGGTGTTTCTTCAACCCAAGGATTTAACGGTGGATCACAGTACACTAACGGCGTTTATTCTAACGTACCTTTAACTGGCGGAAGCGGTTCTGGGGCAACAGCAACTATCGTTGTTGCAGGTGGTTCTGTAACATCAGTGACTTTAACTAACCCCGGTAATTTTTATGCGGTTGGAAACTTACTTAGCGCAAGCACTTCATATCTTGGGGGCGGTACGGGCTTTGTGGTTCCTGTTACAACCGTTAATAACCCAACTGGTACAAGCTGGCTTGGCGATAATTATGACCCAATCTTGTTTTATGGCGCTATGCGTGAAGCCATTCTGTTTATGAAGGGCGAGCAAGATATGGTAAATTACTACGAAAAAATGTACCAAGAAGCCGTTGCCCAACTCAATCGTCTTGGAACTGGTCTGGAACGTGGCGACGCGTACCGTGATGGGCAAGCTAAAATTAAGGTTAATCCATGAGTATTGTTCAAGGGCAGTGCACAGTCTTCAAAACCAACCTGCTAAGCGGGTTGGAGAATTTTGCTGTCGGTTCTACATACACATACAAAATCGCCCTTTATACCGGCAGCGCCAATTTAAACAATTCAACAACGGCATACACAACTTCTAATGAGGTTATTGGGACTGGATATACCGCTGGAGGCAAAACCCTTACTGTAACTGTGTACCCAACAGGTGATACAAACTCTAATACGGCATATATCTCATTTGCCAACGTTGTTTGGAGCCCTGCTAGCTTTACGGCTAGGTGTGCATTAATCTATAATAGCACTACTGGTGCGGCTGTTTGCGTATTAGATTTCGGTTCAGATAAGACCAATACGCAAGCAGGAACATTTACAGTAACTTTCCCAACACCAACGGCGTCCAACGCCATTATTAGACTTAGCTAGGAGCAATTATGAGTGACGAAAAAATGGGCATGGGCGACTTCGTTGACGCAACAGTAACCCGCAATGCAGGTAGCGCAGAACAAGTTAACGTAGACGGCGTATATACAGCCGAATGCTACGACGCAGCTGGCAATTTAAAATGGTCAGATGTTATTGAGAACCTTACAACTAACGTAGGTCGCGCTTCATTGAACGATGCTTACTTAGGTAACACTGCGGCTGGTGCCGTTGTTATGGGTTTAAAAGGTACTGGTACTGCAGCTTACACAGACACACAAGCATCACATGCAGGTTGGTTGGAAGTTGGTGGTACTAATGCTCCAACATATTCTGGCACACGTAAGACTCCAGCTTTCTCATCTTCTACTTCAGCTAACCCAGCAGTTAAAACAACTTCTGCTGCTGTTGTGTTTACGATGACTGGTTCTGGTACTGTTGCTGGTGCATTTATTAACGTTGGCGGTTCAGCTACTATTGATAACACTACTGGTGTATTGTTCTCTGCAGGTGACTTTACTGCTGGTTCTAAGACTGTAACTTCTGGCGATACAATTAACGTTACATACACTCTAAGCGCTGCTGGCTAATAGTTGTTGTTTGTTGTACCCGTTAAAAATTAGATAGAGAGTTATATATGAGTTTAGTCCTACAGGATAGAGTAAGAGAAACCACAGCCGTAACGGGTACAGGTTCGGCTACGCTATTGGGCGCTGTTACTGGATACCAGCCGTTTTCAGTTGTTGGTAACACAAACATTTGCTACTACACTATTGCAGATCAATCTGGCCCAAACTGGGAAGTAGGTATTGGTACATACTCAACTACTGGTCCTACCCTTGCTCGTACAACTGTTTTAGCTTCTTCTAATTCTGGCGCATTAGTTAACTTTACTACTGGTACTAAAGATGTATTTTTAACTTACCCATCTGAAAAAGCTGTTTATTATGATGCAAACAATTATGTAGGTATTGGTACTGGCGCGCCAGTTGCCCCTCTTACTGTATATAACGCAACATCTGCAATCTTATCTGTTGATGGTGATGCTGGCGCAAACATGAGGGTAACAAGATACGGGAATGACGCAAATAATTCATTTGTATCAATCAGAAAAGCAAGAGGAACATTTGCATCTCCTACTGCTGTTGCATCTGGAGATGTTCTTGGAACTTTACAATTTGTAGGATATGGCGGTACAAACTACAGAGGATTGGCTTATGTTTCTTCTACCGTAGGTACTTATACTTCTGATACAGATATTTCTGCATTTCTTGCTTTTTCAACTACGCCAACTGGAACAACAACAGCTGTAGAGCGTATGCGTATTGATACAACTGGTTTTGTTGGAATTAATACAACAACACCATCTGACCAATTAACAATTCAATCGCCAACTACAGCAGTTAGACCAGCTGGCTCTCCAACATTATTAATTTATGGAGATAACAACACTGAGCGTGTTGTTGTTGCTTCTGTTACACAACCTGTTCTTGGTGGACGTGGTTACAGCGGTAGTTATGCTTCAAAAGGGGCTGTAGCAGCTAACCAATATTTAGCAGACTTCCAAGGTCAAGGATATTACGATAGTGTGAGTAATCCTTCTCTTGGTGGTCGTATGGGTATATATGCTGAAGAACTTTGGACTTCAACTGCTCGTGGCACATATATTGCGTTTACAACTACTAATGCTACAACCACTAGTAGCTCTGAAAAGATGCGCATTACCTCTACTGGTAACGTAGGTGTTGGAACTAATAGTCCCGGTGGAGATTCAACAAACAGAGTAGTTGCTGCATCAGGGTCTAGTTCAGCTAGTTTTAGCACATTTTGTGGATCAGTTAATACTAACTATGCTTCTATTGGCACAGCTGGTCTCCACGGTACAGTATCCAACCATGATTTTACTTTTATTACCAATAACACGGAAAAGATGCGTCTCACCACTGGTGGGTTAGTTGGTATTGGAACTACAGCTCCAACTGCAACTGTAAGTATTAATTCAACTGGTAATGGCACTGCAAATGCTGTTGCGCTATTAGCGTATGGTGGCGCTCTTGGAACAACTCTTGACTCAATGCAATATGTTTCAGAGTTTAATGCTAATGCTGGTAATAATATCCGTTTGCTTTTTGTTGCGCATAGAACTGTTGCTGGCGCAGATTGGACAACAAGTGCTTGGCGTATTCAGCCAGCTGTAGATGCTTCATTTACTAGCCCTGGTGGTAATAGAGGTTACATTGAACTAGCCTTTGGTAGCTCTAGTTCTTACACGGGTATTGGTTTAAGTGGTACAGGAACTACTACACCAGATTTTATTGTTAATAGTTCTGGTAACGTAGGTATTGGAACTCTTGCCCCAGGAAATAAGGTAGTAGTAAATACAAACACAAACTCCGCAAATTGGATATCTTTAAATAACGCCAATGCTGGTAGTTCTGCCACTATGGGTGTATTGCTTGGTAATGATGCCAACGGTGCTTATGGCGCATTAAGAGTTAATAGCTCTACCAACACAGCTGCTCCTGGCGGTGCAAATGGTATTTCTATTGGATCATATGGCACAAACAACTTTGCCTTAATGACCGCTGGTACAGAGCGAGTAACCATTAGTGGCTCTACCGGTTATGTTGGTATTGGTACTACTAGCCCAACAGCTTTGCTTAATGTTTCTTCTGGAACTGGTGTAACACCATCGGCTTTAGTTGGCCCACAGGCTAAATACACATTTGATTATCAAGGTAATGGTATTAGTTATTTTGATCAAGCACAAATTTCATTTAGAACTTACGCTGGAGTTGGTTGCGGATATTTAGCTACTTCAACAAATACTGTTTTAACTTTAACTTCTACTACTGGTTATTCTGCTTTTGTAGTAAATTCAGCTACTGGAACTACGTCATATTATACATTTCAAACAAATGGAACTGACACTGCTAGGATTCAAGCAGACCCTTCATCCAATTTAATTTTTTGCAATGGTTCTTCTGACACAGAACGTATGCGCATTAGCTCTTCTGGTAACGTAGGTATTGGTAACAGTAACCCCCTGTACAAGTTAGATGTTTCAAATACAGGTGGTAGCGGCTACAGCCCAACTACAGCAAGAATTAATGACACAGGTAACGAAGCTGGTTTAACAATTAATAACACTGGCACAAGTGGTAAAGCGTATAGTTTGCTATCAACTAGCAACACTTCTGGGCTTGGCGCTGGTAATTTCTTTATTGCTGATGCAACAGCTGGTGCAACTAGGTTAACTATTTTGTCTTCTGGTCTTGTAGGTATTGCTACAAATAGCCCAGTTGGAACATTAGACGTTTACACTCAAGGTGGAGGTTGGTCTGGAAATAACTTTGGTAAAGGTTTTTTAGTTCATACAACAGCTAATACTAATCCATGTATTGGTATTTTTGACTCAACTAATAGTAACCCAATAGCTTTAGTTAATAGCGCTGGTATATTTAGTGTATGCGCTATGCCAGCTATTACTGACGGCTCAACAGGGCCTACCTATAGATTTGCATTTAATACTAGTGGTAACATGTCACTTCAAGGTGGTAATGGTAATGCTAATGGTGTAGGTATTACTTTCCCGGCGTCTCAGTCTGCGTCAACAGATGTAAACTGTTTAGACGATTATAAAGAAGGTACTTGGACCCCAACTTGGACGGCTTCGGGTTCTAACCCAACAGTTACATATACAGCTCAAGGTGGAACATATACAAAAATTGGAGCCGTTGTATATTTTACTTGCAGGATTACTGTTAATACAGTATCTGGTGGTAGCGGAGTTCTTAGATTATCAGGTCTCCCATATAGTGCAAACGCAGGAGCCGTTGGTTTTTATCCAGCAGCTCAAGTAGGGTATAAGAATGGGTGGTCAACAAACGGGCCAGATTACGGGCGTGTTGTTGGTAATTTTATTGAGATATATAAATCAAACAACACTTCTGAAACAACAATTACCCCAGCAAATTTAACCGCCGGAACAGATTTTATTATGTCTGGCGTTTATAACGTCGTTTAAAAAGGAATCTGAAATGGCAACAACAATCGCATGGACAATCGACTGGATGCAAGTATCCACACAGCCTATCGCTGGTGAACAGGAAGTAGTTTTAACTGCTGGATGGCGCTGCACTGGTACTGATACTGCAACCCCTCCCAATACATCATCTGTATATGGTTCTTGCTCATTTCCTGAGCCAACCTCAGGTGGTTCATTTACACCATATGCAGATTTAACTCAAGAGCAGGTAGTTGGTTGGTGTTGGGAAAATGGCGTAAATCAAATGGCTACGGAAACTACTGTGGAAAATCAAGTTGCACTATTAGAAAACCCACCAGTAACACAGCCCCCATTACCTTGGGTAGAGCCAATACCTCCATTAGAATAAGTTTAGGGCAAGCCACCAGCCCTTTTTGGTGGCAATTTAATTAGGAGAAAGACATGGGACAAGATAAAAAGACCCCCATTACTATCGACGATGTAGAGTATTTTTTTGAAGATATGTCACAAGAACAACAACTTCTTGTTAATCACATTGCGGACCTAGACCGCAAAATAGCTTCATCTCAATTCAATTTGGACCAACTTAGTGTCGGTAAGCAAGCGTTTGTTCAGCTTTTAAAAGACAAACTAAATGCGCCAGTTGAGAAGGCTGATGTAGAAGTAGTTCAGTAATATGTTTGCTGGCGAGGCGTTTTCACAACTAACCTTTGCCGGACTTGGCGGCGCTTTCTTTATAGACAGCGTCGCTGAAACAACCACTTTAACAGACACTCAGTCAGCGCAAGTTGCTTTTGGAGGTAACTACGCTGAGTCTTTTGCATTTTCAGATCAAGATGTAGGGCAGTTTAACTTTGTTGGTACAGATGCCGACAACTACTCTTTAGCTGATTTATATTCCGCACAGGTAAACTTTGTAGGGGCTCAAGCTGAGTCAATGACTCTAACTACAACACAAAGCGCCCAAGTAAACTTTGTAGGTGCCTACGCAGAAACAACAACCCTAACAGACGCACAAACAGTTCAAGCTGCCTTTGTAGGGGTTAATTCTGAGACCGCCACATTTACGGATTCTCAATCAGCGCAGGCTGCTTTTGCTCCTAGTTTAACCGAATCAATGACGTTAACTACTACCCAAGCCGGTACATGGGGAACAAACGCCACTCAAGCTGAAACCGCCACATTTACGACAACCCAAGCAGGGGCATGGGGAACTAACGCTTCTGTAGCTGAAACAACCACTATTACAGATCAAGTTACTGTAAACGTAGCTTTTGTTGGGTCTTTGGCCGACGTAATGACTATAGCCGAGACAATGACTTCTGGCTTTACGTTTTACACCACCGTTAATGAAGCGCTGACCCTTACCCAAACTCAGACTGGCCCAGCGTCATTTAACCCGTTTGTGGCAGAAGCTGTAACCATAGCAGAAACCCTAGCTGCCAACGCCATATTTAGACCTACAGTATCGGAAGTTATTGTATATACTGATAGCCAATGTGCTATTGGATGGTTTAAAATTAATGATGACCAAAGTGCAAACTGGGGTACAACCGCAATTACTGTTGTGGAAGTCGCTGACTTTGGTGGGTTTACTTTTGGTGGCGTACCTATGGCTGGAAGCATTACCGTTCAAGAATTAAGTAGCTACCCATTAGGGTATTCCCCTACTGTGGTTTGGACAGAAGTAGATACAACAGAAGGCGCGGGTTGGACACCGATTAACTCTGACCAACAATGTTAAGAAATAAAGACTAAGGAATACCATGGCTTCTACATATTCATCATTATTGCGTACCGAGTTAATTGGTTCTGGAGACCAAGCAGGTACGTGGGGTAATACTACTAACGGCAACTTTCAATACGTATTTGAAAACGCTATTGCCGGCTATCAAGCAGTAACAATAACCCCGACTTCAAATAACCAAGTCCTTACATACGTAAACGGACCTTCTAGCAACGCAGCATTAAATCAATCTATTTTTGGTATGTTAAAGCTAAATGCTGGTACTGTGTCTGCTGCATTTAACCTTTTTGCTCCTCCTGCTAGTAAAACTTATATAGTTTGGAATAACACTTCTTACGCAGCCACTTTTTATAACAGCACAATTATTGGCAACACAGTACAAGCCGGTACAGGTGCGACTATTCCTGCCGGCGCTAAAGCATATATTTGGTCTGATGGAATTAACTTTTACGCTAATACCGATACAGCTATTGGCAACTTTACTGTTGTTGGTAACGCAACTGTAGGCGGCAACCTTTCTGTAACAGGTACTTCTTCATTTACTGGTACTGCAACTTTTGCAAGTACAGCATCATTTGGTGTAGGCCCAACAGCTCCAACAGCTGCAGTAGGAACTAATACAACCCAACTAGCTACAACAGCGTTTGTGCAAGCAGCTACAGGTGCTTTGGGTCTTGGCACAATGTCAACCCAAAATGCTAACAACGTCAACATTACTGGCGGCACAATTAGCGGATTAACAAGTCTTTCCTCAGGCTCAGGTAGCTTTAGTGGTAACTTAGCTGCTGTTGGAAGCGTATCAGGATCAAGCGGTATTTTTGGTGGCGCGGTATCTGGAACAACAGGTACGTTTACAGGCGCAGTATCTGGCACAACTGGAACATTTAGCAGCTCTGTTTCTGGAACAACTATATCAGGCACAACCATTACTGCATCAACCCAGTTTAGTGGCGCTGGTACTGGCTTAACTGGCACTGCCGCAAGTCTTACTGCAGGTAATGCTTCTCTTGTTCAAGGCTTTACTCCTGTCCAGCAAGGCGGCGGTACAGGAATGACAGGAAATAAGATTTATATTGGATGGAATGGTTCTAATACTCTTTTACAAGTTGATAGTACATCGCTTGGGTATATTTTAACTTCTTTGAATTTTAACAATGTTGCTCCTACATTAACAGGTACAGGTGCTTCTGGCACTTGGAGTATTAATATTAGCGGAGTTACTACAAATACCGGTTCTAATGGCTACGGCTCTCGCACAGTTTCTTCTTCAGCCCCATCTGGCGGTTCTAATGGTGACATCTGGTATCAGGTATAAACCATGCCAAATACCTACGTAAAATCTGGTGGTGTATGGGTTCCAGTAGCCCAACCATACGTTAATCAATCAGGCACAAACACGCCTGTAAAAGCTATCTATGTAAAAGACTCCGGCTCTTGGAAACTTGCTTGGCCTGCTTATACCTTTTCAGCTCTTGTAGTAGCTGGCGGTGGTGGTGGTTCAAGTACTCAACCAAACGTTTCTGATTGTGCTGGTGGTGGTGCTGGCGGCTTACTGACATCCTCTGGAACATTAACTCGTGGTCAAGTCTATACCGCTGTAGTAGGAGCTGGAGGTGGAGGCGGTGGAGGCGGTGG